CGAGTCAATAACTAAAAGCACATTGCTAGTCATAGCGAGACTGTTAACAGCGGTCAGATTCTTGCGAGTCAGCGACAGTAGCGAAGTCGGGCAGTGTGTTTTTAGTTGCTTTGGAATATTGGCCGTACTTTTCTGTAGCTGGCGACCAACAGGGATGTGATTTCAATTCCGTCGATTTCGACAGAATTAGAAATTTTAATTTGGTGGATTTACACTGTTTTAATCCTATCGAATTCGATAGGTTTAGAAATTTTAGGCACAAAAAAACCCATGTTCAAGATGGGTTTTTAAGCGAAACGCTACAACAGTCAGAGGTCAGTATAAATGCAAACAGTTGATCGTTCAAGAGTAAAAAAATTAGCAGTTAAACAGGTGATTCGTGAAGACGTTCCTGCGTGTCGTCATTGCGGCAATAAAAACTTCAACTGGGATTTTATCTTGATGATTAAAACCTGCAAGCAATGCCAAGACGTGAGTGGGGTGATTTGATGTCAGCTTGCATCTTAGATAACGCATCAAAAGTCGAACAAGAAAGCCTAGCGCACACCTTAGCCTTGCGTGAGCTTAACAAGCCTACTTTTGACTCATTCAAAGAGTGCGTTGATTGCGGTTTAGAAATTCCATTGGCTCGCCATCAGTTTGCCAAAGGCATTACGCGCTGCGTTGACTGCCAAGAAATAGTCGAAATAAAACGCGGAAAATACTAAAAACAAGCCCTCGAAATGAGGGTTTTTTATTGCCTCATGTTTAATTTTACTTATTTTTTAAACATGACAACTACATCATGTTTAAAAAACGCTAAAAAATAGACATTAGCACCCATCGTTAAGACACAAAAACTCGCAATCATTTGATTATCAACAACAAAACGCGACAAAGTAACAGTAATTTTACGCTGTGATTTTGGCATAAATTGACAAGTCTTCAACACTACGCGCCAAAATATAACTGCCTCCGTGTTTTTCAAATGCTGATTGCCAATTTTTTTGGTCTGGTCGTTGTTTGCCTATTTCTGTTTTCACTTCAACAGCAACACACAAACCCACTGTTTTTCCGACCATATCTAGTGTTATCAATGTCGGGACACACGCGAAAATATCAGCACTGCCAACTTGGCCAACACTCACAATGCGATTAGGGTCATTCATGCTCCTAAATTTTCCAGTTTGGTTTCTCCAAACCATCGCCCCTTGTGCTGACAATTCAAGCATAATTCTATTTTGAATATTCGTTTCTGCGTTTCGCATATTGACCTCTAATTTCTATCTGTTTAGCTGCCCATTGTTCTGGATATTTATACTGTCGTGATCGACCAAGAGCAACAAGCGAATCAAAATCTCGTGCGTTTTTCACTTCTGTTTTTCGTTGTAAAATAATCTGTGATTTATCAAGTTCGACTAATTCGCCGTCCATTACTTGTATTTGTGTTTTAACCACAACATAAACATGATTACAGACGGGGCATTGTTTTAATTTGCTGTCATGTACCGCGTAACAACTCGGACAGGTTTTGATATTAACGTCAGGTTCGTCATTGTCATTTTTGCGTGGTTTTTTCTTGCGCCCTTCTAGTGTCCATTCTCGGTCTGTGTCGGGCAAACCATGACGCATGGCTGCGCCAACATGGTCTAAAATAATAGCCTCTGTTTTCCCTTTTGTAACTCGCAACGCCCGACCCACCTGCTGCAAATACAGTGAAAGTGATTTTGTAGGGCGTAAAAGTATTGCACATTCAATGCTCGGCAAGTCAAAGCCTTCGCTTACTACATCGCACGACGTTAAAACAAGCGTCAAGCCGCTCTCAAAGCGTTTTATCCGTGCATCTCGTTCATTTGGCTCTAATGTACCATCCAGCGACTCAGAGGCTATTCCTTCGGCGTTAAATGAGTCCCTGACGTGTTCGGCGTGGGCTACGGTCACGCAAAATACAACGGCTCGCCGATTGTTGCATAATTTACGGTAATGCATAACTGCATCGCCTGTGATTGTTGGCTTGTCCATCGCTTCCGCTAGGTCGTCTTTTGAGTAGTCCCCCATGCGCGTCTTGACGTTTGATAAATCCAGCGCATTGGGTGGGCAAAAAATACGATATTCGCTGAGGTATTTATTTGCGATTAAATTACCCATTGTTTGCCCAATAATAATATCGTCGGCATATCCGCCATCATCAACACCTAAGCCTTTGCCATCTAATCGGCAAGGGGTGGCGGTAACTGGCAACAATCGCGCTTTCGGGTATGCGTCAATAACTTTTCCCCATGTGCTGCCTTGTGTTAAATGGTGAGCTTCATCAATCACAATAATATCGGGCGTGTGTATTATTTTATCCATCCGTTTTACCAGTGTTTGCACACTCGCAACATATACGCGACACGGCGCAATAAACGATTCACCTAATTCTAAAAACTGGCTGTTTCGGCATTGGTTTACAATCGCATGAGGCGCAATCACCTGGTGATGACAACCAAAATTTGCAAGGGTCGTGCTGATTTGCTTCACTAGCTCGGCACGGTGGCAGAGTAAAAAAACACACTTACCTTTACTTGCAGCTTGTTGAGTGACATAAGCAAAAATTGTTGTTTTGCCGCCGCCAGTGGGAAGGACTAGCAAAGGGGCGCGGCGTTGTTGCGCGTATGACTGACGAATAGAATCGACCGCGTTTTTTTGATAGTCTCGGAGGGTAATCATTTGTTTCCCCCGTTCTCTAACAAAAACTCGTCAAAAATATGGATAGTTTTTGTTGGCGGTATATCCTCTATTTTTAACCATAGTTTATTATTTTGGCGCACGATTTGTCCGCATTTTAGACACTGCACACAATAATGTGTGGTTAAATTTTGAAATATGCGCTTTGTATAAACTCGGTTTCCGANATGATTACATTCAATCATTTTTTGAAACTCCGTTTTGCCAGTGCTTGCTCTGCCTCAAACGTCAAAGGGGGCATCATCCAGCGTTTGTTTTTATTCGCGCCTATCCGTTTTGTTTGTACTGCGTAGCGTTGTTGCACATAGCTAGACGCTTCGTTAGTCTCTCGCTGCGTGATGCGTTCAATCCCTGACAATTCCGCTATTTCGGTGGCGGTGCATGGGTGAGTCCAAAAAACAGGGCTTTGCTCCCATTCAAAAGCAGTGTCTATTTTTTCGTGAGTTGGATTTATTGACATAAAATCGTCGTTATGTTCGTTTAATGCGTCCATTTCGTCAGGTTCTAAAAACCATTTTTGACCTAAATCACGATAACAATACGCCACCTCAGCCCACACTTGCTGCATATTCATACCGTGACGGGCATTTATTTTATCAACCTCGATCGTCCAGAATCGTCTATTGCCTGTAGGGTCTTGCAAATACTCGCGACTATTGACTGAAGCAAAAAGCACGGTGCGGCGTGGGTATTTACTATCGCTTGCTGCGTAGGGTCGGCGCACATCGTCCTGTGAGCGTGTAATAAATGCTTTTAGTTGTGCAACGTCAGCGCGTCTAAATGTGCCGTCTAATTCGCCTAACTCACATAACCAATGGCTAATGCACGTTGTTACGCTGTCTTTGTCTGACGGATTGAGCGTTAGCCCTTCTTTAAGCAAAAAACGCATTTCTTCGGGCAGAAGGTTTTTAAACCATTCTGTTTTGCCTAAATTGCCTTTGCCTGTAAACGTCAATACNCCTTGCGCGGCAATTGGTTTTTCAGTCAGTGCAACCGCCACTGCTGACAACATCCAGCGAAAAATTAAAACGTCTTTTAGGCTTCGGCCATCGGGTAGTATTTTTTTTGTTTTGTCGGAAACAGTGGCAAAAAACTCATTAAGTCGTGGTTTTTTATCCCACAATACGCTCTCAATCCATGTCTGTACGGGATTAAATACATTGCCATCGGCTATGGCCAAAACGTAGTCTTTTAAGCTGTCAGTTGGCATTTTGAACCGTTTGCACCACGATTTTAACATTGCTAAATTAGCGTTGTATTCGTTGTCAATCGTTGTTTTATTGTTCGGTATTGCTATATCCACAGATTTGCTAATAACGTTGTAAGTGATGTTAATGCCCAAACGACGGCAAACGTCGGCTAGGTTTTCAATGGTTTCTAACGGCTTGCCTTTATCGTTTACGTCCACCAAAGGCGAAAATAAATCTATGCTAACCGGGGTGGTTGTTTGTTGTGTTGGTTTTGGCTGCGTTGGCTGTTGTGTTGGTCGGTAGTTCGGGTCGCGTGGCGGTTGCCATCCGTTGTCTATTGCCATCCCGTAAAGCGTCGCCCCTTTTACCGCACTACCTGCAAAACTGGCGTATTTTTCCTGCATTCCTTTGGGCGAGTACTTGCTACTTTTTGCGCTCCAATAATCCCAAACACTAAACCCGCCCGCCCCTAACTCACTATAAATTGCCATGCCGATTTTATACCAGTCGTCATAGCCACAGTCGGCGTTAATGTACGCAAGTGCCGATTCAACCTTGGCGCGTTCGTTAATCGGTAGTGATGTGCGTGTTGGTTTTGGTTTTTCAGGTTTAACAATTTCACGCAATCGGTTTATGAGTTTGTCGCTAATTGGCGCGATGGTGTCTGGGCTTTCAGGTATTTTATCACCCGTCATTGTAAAAAACTGACTAGAACAAAAAACCTCAATACCTACATCATTGTCCTTAAACGTCTTTGTCTCGCCTTTGACAAATATATGCCAGCCGTTGCCGCTTGGTGATAGCTCAGTGTATGAATTGCAGCCGCCGATAATTTTGGCTGCCAGTTCTTTGTCTGCATTAGCGTCGATGTCGATACCGATTAAGCCGTCATTAGGTAGGAATGCGAACCCTAAACCCTGATAGCCGTACTCTAGGGCGGATTTTGCTTTTTCATAGCTTGTAAGGGCGTCTCTGTCGGCCTCGTCGCCTTGTTTGCCGTGGCGGCGTGTGCCATTTGCATAATACGGTACTTTTCGTGGCTTTTTGTCGCCATTTGGTTCAAAACGCCAAACCAGCCACTGATTTAAATTAGTTAGTTCTGTGGGAAACATATTTTGTAAACCTTCATTCTGTGGTTTTTCATTCTAAAATAGAGCGGCAATGAGTGAATGACTCTCATTTTTCGGGGATCAGCCTAGCCGCTCGGTGATAATAGCACAATAAAAACTAAAAAATAGGGGGTACAGCTCAAAAAGCCGTACCCCCTACCTAAAAAACATAAGTCATTGATTTTGCTTGTTTGTGTGTTTTTATGTGGGGGTAGGTGTGGTCGGGTGAGGCCGCTTTTCCCATGTGCGCGGGTATTTATAACTCATTTTATTTTTAGATATATATAGTAGAGACGTACCCCCGACCACACCGACACCCCCGACCCCATAAAATAGCAATAAACTGGCCTAACTTGATAACCACACCCTGCTACAATTACTCAGCCGCTACGCAAAACTAATTACTTTGCGGTAAGCGTTCGCCTGTACGCGAGCGGCACTAAAATATCCTACAGGCCACAATTTACAGGCGATCATCATGAAAACCGAAAACAAAAACTCTTTGAAAGTAGTGCAAGTAATTCAAGCAATGGACGAAATCGACATTTTCAGACTGATTGCGAAGAAGCGCACGATTGCTGAGTTGTGCAAATTGTTCAACGTCAGCAAGACGCCGATGTATGAGATTTGCAGGAAATACGACATCGAACACATGGCAGGCGAATGTGAAGAACAGGCCATTGCAAGACGTAGCAAGCCAGTTGAGCGGCAAGAGCCATTGTATATGTTTACTTGCGACTCATGCAGGGAAAAGAAAAACGTCATGGTTGAGTCTGAAAAAAGGGGTACTTGTACAAAGTGCCTGAGAAATCAGATCAGGAGTCGAGTGTGAGCGACCCAGCCATGACACTACTAAACCACGTCATGTCATGCGCCTACTGCTACCCGAAGTCGGACAAATTCCGCTTGGAAGGCTCAAAACTACACAAAGCGAGCAATCCGAGCGTTGATAACAAATTAGTGAGAGTTAAGAAATGAGCGATAAAGGCCAGTTAAACAATAAAGATGTACAAAGTCATTCGGAAGTCGTTGAAGCGTTGTTAAAAGGCGAGATAGAGCGACTCAAGGAGGATTTAGACCGCTTGCATCGTGAGCGGGACAGCTTTCAAAGACAATGCGCGGTTATGTCTGAGGAAAACGCCATTTGGGAGGCAGAAAGTAAGCGATTGGATTGGATGGTAAAAAACCGTGGGCGGATTGAATGGGAGTTTGGCGGCAACTGCTACGTCACTTTCATCCACAAAAACGATTTTAAAGCGACATTGGGCAGTGATGACACNCGGGTNGAGATTGATCGTGCAATGGAGATGTGCAAATGAACGATGCCGTCAATAATCCAAAGCATTATACGAGTCATCCGTCAGGGCTTGAATGTATCGAATTAAGCCGACATTTGGATTTTAATCGTGGGAACGCGCTTAAATATATTTGGCGTGCAGAACTGAAAGAGAATAAAAATCAGGATATTGAAAAAGCAAAATGGTATTTATTAGACGAGTTTAACAATATGAAAAACGCTAAATATAAAAAGCGCGTTGTTAAGCAACTTGATATACTGCTTTTTAGTTTATCGCAGTTTGAAACACCTGAAAGAATGTCAGTAATTCATCATATTATTTATGGTGACTGGAAATTACTAAAAGGCACGGCGTATTTATTATGAAAACAACACTCACACCAAGCACAAAACACTTCTTGCAATACGATGCCGCAACATTTGAACACGAAGGCTTTAAGACATTAAACGGGCGCATTAGTCAGTTAGCGTTAGAGCCTAGATTCTGGAGTGTTTCGGTTAAAGTTATCACTGAGAATTTTGAAGGCACAGAGAAAATAAAAGACCATTTCAATTTCAAAACTTCTGAGCGTTGCAAATTATCTGACTTGCGAGATCAGGTTAAAAAAGAAGTTTTAGATAAAGATGATTATTTACCAGTTTGCACACAATGTTTAGTTACAGCGCGGGTGATGATGTAATGAGTAAATCATCTAGCGATATTATTAATGAGGCAATTTTTAATTTAGAAACATTTGGTCGTCATCATTGTGGAAAAATTCAAATTAATCACGACAGGGCGCACGAGCAACTATTGCGTGACTCAGTAGCAGTGTTAGAAGGTGCGGGGATGATTGAATGGGATAAAGTGCCGAAATGGGCGCATTGTGATGTGAGGATTATTAACAGGCCGATACCAAAAACTGATTTTACGGGGGATTTATGAGCGATGTTTTATTCGATGGCCATTTGCCGTGGCCTCCGAGCGTCAACCACTACTGGTGTCAAGGTAAGCCAATTTACAAAAACGGTCGTCGCATTGTGCCTCGTTATAAATCCGATAAAGCCAATATGTTTATCAAGCAGACTAAAGCAGCGGTCGGTATTGTCAAAAGCTCTCTAAAACGCATAGCCATCGAGATAATGGCCTTCCCTCCTGATAAGAGGTGTCGTGACCTAGATAATATTTTAAAGGCCATTTTTGATGCTTTGGTGACTTCTGGATTGATGGGTGATGACGAGCAAATCGATGATATTCGCGTAATACGTGGTGATGTGGTTAAGGGCGGCATGGTCAAAATTAAGGTGCTGGAACTATGAGCAACTTAAAACTAATCGTGCTTGGTCTGTGCGCTGCGTCAATCCTGTTTTTATTAGCGAGTTGCGCCAATCAGCCGAGCATTTGCCCAGAGATTAAAGTTTCTTTTTGCCCCGTTAAGTGAGGTGTTTATGAGTGAATTAGCAATCTATCGTGANGANCAACACGCTATTGTCAGAGCAATGTCACTTGACGCTATAACGACATGCAAGCCTGCCCAGTGGCAACAACAATACTCAAGCGGCTATGTTGAAGATTTAACGAAATTACACAGCGATTTGGAGCGTTTAACTTTGACTGAGCGACTAACTCAAGACGCAATGACTCGCGCAAAGATACACAGAACAGTTAGCAAGGGTTCATTCTTGGCAATCACGGCTAAATACTCGGTAGATGAAAACGAGCGCATCAGAGCCATTAACGAGCTTGCCAACATGGTCGAATCTAAGGCATCGGAAAAAGTTAAACGGTTAATCATTTGGATGTGGGCTTGTGTGGCTATTCGTCGCGGCCTTAGAGAGCAGATTGCAACAACTCAAGAACAGTCACGCATCACGTTTTATAACCGTCGTCGTGAGATATTCCAGCAGCTAACAGATTTTGAGCGTCAAGCGGTGAGTGATGTTGGTAGTGTGTTTAGTGGCGTATGTCAGGCAAAGTAATAAGCATTTGACACTTTTGTACGTTTGTACTATCTTTTAGTCATGCTGGTCATTTTATTGAGTAAGCAAAGTTTTTCTAAAGGTCGCCCCACAAAGCGGCCTTTTTTATGCCTGAAATTTGAGGTTGCTATGATTTCCGAAAAAGGATTGTCATTGGTGCGTCAATTCGAGGGTTTAAGAACAACTGCGTACAAATGTAGTGCTGGCGTGTGGACTATTGGCTATGGTCACACGCAACAAGTTAAAGCAGGCCAAGTCATCACCAAGACACAGGCAGATGCGTTCCTACAGTTAGACATTTCAAAAGCTGACGCAGCAATTCAGCGATTGGTCAAAGTGCCAATTAATCAAAATGAGCGCGATGCTCTAGCTAGTTTTATTTTTAACTTGGGTGCAGGTGCGTTTGAAAGCAGCACGTTATTAAAAAAGATTAATGAAGGTGACAAGCAAAGCGCGGCTAATGAGTTTTTGAAGTGGGATAAGTTTCGCAATCCTGTGACTAAAAAACTTGAAACACTCACGGGATTAACCAAGCGTCGTGTTGCTGAGAAATCATTGTTTGAGAGTAAAGCATTATGAAATGGTTTAACAAATTACCGCCTGAAATCAGACATCTATTATCAAGTATCTTAACTGCATTAATCATGGGTGCAGCCGTGAAGCATGGCTACATAGCACCTGATCAAGCAATACGGTTACAGCCGCAAATTAACGCAGCACAAGAAAAATAAGGGGCGTTGACTTGCTTGAGCAATTACACGAAACACGACTACAGAAGCTCGAGCAAGGTCACGACATGCTGAGTCGTGATTACTCGCGTCTAAATGATGCCATTGTAAAAATATCTGAATCATTAACTGCTCTCGTTGTTATACAAGAGCAAAACAAATCAATCATGCAGCATGTCGAAAGAAACTCAACACTAATCGAAAAATCAAGCTCAAGGATTGATGAAATAGAACGTCATCAACCACAACTTTTAGAGTTGAGGACGTGGGTGCTGACAGGTTTAGGATTGATTGTTAGTGCTGTTGTTGTTGCGATGATTGCGTTAGTGATTAAATGAAAATCATTCAACGCCTATTCCAAGCATTTTTAATATTCTGCTTTATAGCTGTTGTGTGTATCGCTGGCTGGATAGTTTATTTTGTGTTGTGGTTGATTGGGGTTGTTTAAGTAATGACTGATTTAAAAGTTGAATATAAAAAAATAAAAGAACTAATACCCTACTGCAATAATTCGCGGACGCACAGTGACGAGCAAGTTTTACAGATTGCA